AGAGGGATTAGCAATCTTGTCGAATGCTCCAGCGATTGTGCCGAAGTCTTGATTGCGCATTTTACGTAGTGTCTGAATATCCATTTTAGTATTTCCTTATATTTACGGTTTATCTTTAGTATGGTCGATTTGTATATCATCATTTAAATCAACTTGATCATCAAAGTCTTCATCGTTTAAATCATAATCATCTTCAACATAACTATTTATCGTTCTCATTCCACCACTCTTTCGATTGTTAGAATGTCTGGCAGGTTTCCCCGAACGACCACCAGAAAACCCATCATCAAAACCCTTTGATGATTTGTAATATGTCTTGCCCATGATTTAATTCTCGAATTCTTCCAAGAAGTGACTAAAAATCTTTTCTACTTTGATTCTATCGTATTTAACAAAACCAGTCAACTTTTTTATTCGCAACATTTCTTGATTCCAAATGTATTTGATAGAATTGTTTTCTTGCCATTTTTCGAGTATTGGATGTATGTCATCTATGATTCTAAGGGTTTCAATCGAGATTTTACCACCAATAAACAACTCAAGTAGTACTGGATAGGCAGAATCTATAAAATTAAAAATTGATGCAGTTGGTAACTTGTTAACTTCAATATGTGTTAGTATGATTGCAAGATCGTCAATAAATTTTTGAGTGATTGATTGCTTTCTTTTGGTCCATTCAGTTAGATTATCTTCAGCCTCTTGTCCTGCATAAATTGCAGTTTCATTACCATATGCAAAGTTAGCGACAAAAAACTGAATTATCTCTCTATCCTCGCTATACTTATTAGCAAGTTTCTCAAATATATATCTGTCATTTCTAGCGTTAAATGCTTCACGTGTACCTTTAACATTTCCTCGATTTTCGAAAACATTAAATTTTTCAGTGGTAAAATGAAGTTTAATTGCTAGGTAATAACGGTATGCTTTAAATCCGTCCACTTCGTGCTTTCCTACACAGTTCTCTTATCTCAGGTGTAAAATCTGGTGATATTTCTGACCATGTACAGTCGATTCGAATAGTTCTTTTCTCTTGATTTGCAACAGTGTAGAAAAGAGAACCCATAATAATTAGATAAACCACCACAGGTATGATCAACCAAAAGTGAGAATGAAACTTAAACATCTAATTTTGCTTGTTTTGGTAGATAGTTCAATTCACGAAAGTCCATCTCAATTTTATCTTTTAGAGATTTATTTATCAGACTTGCAATATCATCTGGTTCCAAGTAATTTTCTTTGCAGTATTCAAGAACAGCATCCATGTAGGTTATCTTTCGATCACGTACAATTTCTTCAATATGTAAAGAAAATTCGTTGGCTGTTTTAAACATTTGCTTCTCGTTTAATGTAATATTCTGTAATTCTAATGTCTCGGCAAAGTTCATTATATTCTTTCGTCTTTTCGTTGTACAATTTCCAAATAGGGGTGTTGGTGTTTTCTGGAGACATCTTGTTAGAAAATTTGTCCAAGAACATAGTAAAGAATTTGTCCAACTTCATAAGTTGCAGTTGCTGATCTCGATATTTGATCTGTAAGTCTGTCATAATTTTACCTTATTTATCATTGCAAGACAAGTTTACCATATTACCACCATAGAAGGCAACATCCATAACGAGGGCTTCGTTCTCACCTTCCAATTTCTCAATACGCTTTTTAAGAAGTTCAATTTCATCATGGAATTTCTTAACAACAATTTCCATTTGTGCTTCTTTCTCAGCACATTTAACGCAAAATTCAGTCATCGTTTAACCCTTTCAATTAAATCTTTTGCTTCTTGCATCATCGAATATTCCAAAAGTTTTTCAACGATGTCAACATTCGGTTCATATAAACCAGCCAATTGATGCGCACTCAATTCGACGAATCCAGAATTAGGTGGGACTGTATAAGTGTATGTGATACTACTATAATACTTTTTAGGTTCCATTAACCTCTCCTCATAGTTGCAATTTCGACTGCCTGTTCGTCAGTAAAAATTGGTACAGCATTAGACTTATGCATGGTTCCAATACCCTTAATTGCATTACCTGTGTAAACCTTATCAGGTGCTTTGGTGCATGGACCAGCAGTGAATGGAAGACTTGGAATCTTAGGGGTCTCCCGACCAGCAGGTTTTCCAAGTGAGTATACATCACGGAGTTGTTGCGTTTTTGCAGGCGCAACAGTCTTTGTGGCATACTTCTTAAGTAGTGCTTGCCAGCTAGCGTCAAGTTCACGCTGTTTAGCATTCGGTTTGCGTTTCTTCGACTTACCTAGAGATGTATGTAACATTTGCATGATTAAGCAGCTTTCAACATAATTGTGGGATACTTGACGAAACCAGAAGTGTCTTTCTTGGCACGACCCTTAGCATACAAACCAACAACCACACCCTTAGGATCCAAGAATCGCAGGTCACTTTCGTCACCATTGAAGACACGACGACCATTGTAAGATTCAGGCATGGGCTCAGTCTTTTTGAGACCAAACACAGTCGCAACATTCATACCTTGTGAAATAGCCTTCAGAACATCCGCATCATTGCCATCAGCAGCGGAGAATGTAAGGTGATAGTTACGGATGTGCGAAACCTTGCGACCAAGGATTTTAGTGTAGTCATAAAATTGTACCTCAGGAAACATTTGAAAGATATTCAGACCAGTGTCACCAATGGTGTACTTCTCCCAAGCCAAGTCAGAAGTACCATTGAGACGAAACACAGGAATCATTCCCTTCTTCTTTGAATACTGGATGGCTCCATCAATCTCTTTAGTCAGCTGATTGAAGAATGCATCACGATTCTCGAAGAACATACGAGTGCGACGTTTGCGTGCTTCTTGCACCACATTAGTGGTTTCACCCTTCTTGAACATACCACCATGACCAGCAGTATTCAGACAAGCAGCAGTGCAACCAGCAGTGCGCTTAGGGCAGGTCTCATAGCCAGAGACATTGGCAGGGGAGAGATGGAGGATAAATGTATTGTATCCACGAGTCATACCCTTCAAAATTTTAGGATTCGCAGTGCTAAGCAGTTTCATAACA